GGCCATCTACGGCAACACCGCCTCATTCATCATCGACCGCTTTGCTGATGGTCACCCGTCAGCGTCAGCAGCCAACTGTGAGTATGTGCTGGTGATGGTGCTGGACGACGTAGGCACTGATAAGGCGCCGAACGTGCCCGACCTTGAGCCTACATGGGTGATGGAGACGTCGCCTGGTTCCTACCAGTGGGGCTACGCCTTCAGCGAGCAGCCGACTAAAGCCCAGTTCACCGCCGCCATCAAGGCCATCGCCGACGCGGGCTACACCGACCCTGGTGCGATCAACGCCGTGCGCAACTTCCGCTTGCCTGGCTCGGTCAACCTGAAGCCTGGCCGTGACCTGTTCCGCTCGCGCTTGGTCGAGTTCCACCCTGAGCGCGACTACACCCTAGATGAAATCTGCACGTCCTTGGGCGTCGTGCCCGCCGAGGCTGACAGCCTGACCCTCTCGCCCATCCGCCTGTCTGACGACGGTGCTGATGACGTGCTGGCATGGCTGAGCGATCAGGGCATGGTGCTCAGCCGCCCCAACCCGCAGGGCTGGGCTGGCATCATCTGCCCCAACAATGCACAGCACAGCGACGGCAACCCCGAGGGCCGTTACATGGCCGCCAATCGTGCGTTTTGCTGCCTGCACAGCCATTGTGTCGACTTTGACAGTGCGACGTTTTTGGAATGGGTGGCCGCCAATGGCGGCCCCAAGCACACGCCTGGCCTGCGTGAGGAGCTGCTGGCCGTGGCGATGGAGTCAGCTCTCAGTAAGCTCGCGCCGTCTGAGCAGTTTCCTGACCGCGCTGCCGAGATCGTCGCCGAGGTCGAGCGCAAAGAGCTGGGCCGCATCGAGCGCGACGGCTGGTATGAGCGCTTTGCTTACCTGCAAGACGACGAAGCCTTTTTTGACCTGATCGACCGCCGCGAGATATCACGTTCGACCTTCAACGCCCTGTTCCGTCACATCAAGTGCGTGTCGGTGCACAGCGGTGGCAAGACCCCGCGCCGCATTGAGGCGTCCATCTGCTTTGACGAAAACCGCCAAGCCAAGGGCGCTAAGTCCTTGGTCGGCATCACCTACGCTGCGGGCTCCGATGTGCTGGTAGCCCGTGACGGCCTTGTGTACGGCAACCGCTGGCGTGACGCCCGCCCGACACCCGTGGCTGGTGATGTCAGCCTATGGCTTGAGCACCTGCACCGCATGGTGCCCATCGAGTATGAGCGCGAGCACCTGCTCAACGTGCTCGCCCATAAGGTGCAATTCCCCGCCCATAAGATCAACCACGCCGTGCTGATCGGCGGGCACCCAGGCTCAGGCAAGGACACCTTGTTGGCGCCGTTCTTTTGGGCTATCGGTGGCAACGCCAAGGCGAATTGCTCGCTGGTGCGCAATGAAGAGCTGACCCAACAATGGGGCTACGCCCTTGAGTGCGAGGTCATGGAGATCGCCGAGCTGCGTCAGTCCGAGGCCAAAGACCGCCGCGCGCTTGAGAACACCCTCAAGCCCATCATCGCTGCCCCGCCTGAGCTGCTCAGTATTCAGCGCAAGGGCTTGCACCCTTACATGGCCTTGAACCGCGTGTTGGTGGTGGCGTTCTCCAATGAGCGCGCCGCGATCAGTATTCCCTCAGATGACCGCCGCTGGTTTTGCCTATGGGCGGAGGCGTCCAAGATGCCTGAGCCCGAGGCCGTGGCCTTGTGGAATTTCTATCAGCACCGCGGCGGCTTTGCTGCCGTGGCGGCTTACTTGTACGCCCGTGACGTCTCAGCGTTCAACCCGAGCGCAACGCCTCCCATGACCGAGGCCAAAATGATTATGGTCGAGCAGGGGCGCTCCATGGGCGAATCGTACCTTGTGGACACTATCAATCGCCGCCTCGGTGACTTTGCGGATGGTGTAGTGGCTGCGCCCTTTTACGCTCTCTGCGACCGTTTGCAAGGCCAAGCGGCACCAGGTATCAAGTTGGTGCCCGCTGCCCTCATGCACGCGCTCAAAGAGGCCGGATGGGTTGATTGTGGACGCCTCAAATCGCGGGACTATGAAACCAAGAAGCACATATTTTGCGCGCCTGAGTTGATTGGCTTGAGTAAATCAGACTTGCGGCGGTTGGCGGAGAAAGTTTCAACATAAAAAAGGGCCCCGATAAAGGGGCCCTTATCACATCGGCGCGTCAGGCGGCGGCGGGCGTGTGTAGTCGTTCGGTATGGGTTGGGTAGGGAATGGCCAAGTCATCACAGCCCCAACAGTATGGCCAAAAAAGCCGCGATCAGGACTGCGACAAGCATCGCGCCTCCAGTTCGTCGATCAGTTCAAACGACAGCAAGGGGCTGATATCTATATCACCGATAAACGCGCTGATTAGATCGACGCGCTCAACGACGCCGTTTTCAGGCTCTGGCGCGGTATAGTCAAAATGGCACTCTAGTTCAATGCCCTCAAGAGTTATCAACATAACACCTCCCTGATAAATTCGCGCATAGCGGGGCTGACCTCGGCCTCCAAGGCCATCAGCGCAGCGCGGTAGGTCTTAGCCTCTTCGTGGTGTTCGTCGCGCTCTGCTATTACGTCCGCTAAGCGCTCGCGTAAACCCTCGCACGCGGCCCCTATGCGGTCTAATTCGTCGTCCGCCGCGTCGAGCTTAGCGTCTGCCTCCGCTAATTGCTGAGCGAGTGACTTTTTAACTTTTTTGGGTTCATAAACATAATCGGGATTTTCGTCCTCCACGCATTCAGGGATCGACGCATCTAACATGGGCGCGGGGCTGTAATAATTAGCACAATCGTGCTTAATTATGTGCTGCCACCCTTCAAACTGTTTATTAAACTGGTTTACATAATCGGCGGTGCTCATACCCGAAAAGAACTCAGGATATGAGCGCTTGGGTTTTATAGTGCTCAGCGCCAGGATTTTGTGCTTTTTAGGCTTTGCAAGCGCGGCTCGTATAGCCTGAGCGTTTTCAGGTTTGACGATATAGCGGGTCGTGGCGTGTGTGAATTCGATCATGGTTTTTTCCTTAAAGAGCGCCGAGGCGGCGCAATGCTACAAAATGCAATTTCACGTGGGTTTGTGTCATATACGCGGACGGTTGAGCCGCGCTGCGTTTGATCTCATCGACAGTCAACAAGCTCAGCAATGCGCTAAGATATTTTTGGCGGGTCATACCTCCTCCACGTCAGACAATGACCAATCGGCGTCTATGTCGTCATAATCGCCCGTTTGAAGCTCAAGCCAAGCCGCATCCTCGGCGGCGTCCTTGTTTTCAGCGTCCACGGTCACCGTGACATAAGAAACGCGTTTTAATTCCACTTGATAGGTTTTCATAGTGTCATTCTCCAAAATAAAATTGTTGGCAATAGGTCAAAAGGGTTGATTGTTCAATTTTAAAAAACCGCGTTATCGGTGTCCCCCAGTCTTGATGCTGAAGCCAAGCGCGGCAAGGCGTGCCGTTGTCTAGTTCGCCCATAATCTCAACATGGGGGCCGCCAGTACACAAAACAATGCGGAACTCTTCAGGCGTAAGCGTATCGCCACAGCTCGCCCAACCGCTTCGCACTTCAACGCTCAAAACGTCCCCTAAAATACGTTCCCGTGCGTCGTCTTGGTTTGCGCAGTTGTTTGCGTCAATACTTAACTCAGCCATTTCGTCGCCGTTTTCTTGCAGCCATTCGCTCAAGGCTTCGCGGGCTTTATTCAATAGGTACGCGGCGTGTACGCCTTGGGCGTGCCCTTCGCGTACCGCTTGGGCGTGGTCAGTTTCGGCGTTTGTTACCGCGTCGCCTAACGCTTCGCGTTCATTTTGTAGCTCTTCTAATCGTTCATAGTCGCAATTCAACGCGGCGACCATAGTGATAATGCTGTTAGCTTGCGCGGCGGCTTGGTCTAATCCGTGGGTATCTGACATGATGGTTCCCTTTAAAGAATGAAAGCGAGAAAAGTTAAGAGGTACAGCGCGGCAGCGAATATGATCGCGCCTCCAATGATTGCAAGAGTTGATGGCTCGGGTTTGTAGTGCTCTCTCATACAGTTACTCCCGAGATACGAAAACACTTGCCGTCCGCGCGTTGGACGTCGATCGAGCCGCCACGATGGACAGCCAAGACCAAAACGCGGACAGCGTGCCCATAAATTGTGGTTGTGATGTAATTGCCAGGTTTCATGTAATGCCCCTTCGGTTGATTAAATGCCGCGTTTTGTTTGTGCGGTATATGTATTGTAAGAGATTTTCTAGCATTGTCAACAATTATTTTACTAGGTGCTTTCCCTAATAGGCTGTGGACATTGTGGACAATGCGTGGACTATCGGCGCGGGTGCAAATGACCCACGCGGAAAGCCGCATGGAATAAGGGTTTTTGGTAGTTTGTGGACAATGTACCCATAAGAATAGTTGATAAAGAATTTTAGAAAATGTGTTGTTTATATACCACAGTCGTGTATAGCTCCACGCAGCCAGCGATTTAAATCGGGTGTCCAAATGACCCACATGACCCACAAACGCCCACGCACAATTCACCAGGTTTCAGACCTTACGCGAAGCTGACGGCTTTTTGTGGACAGCCCACATTGTCCACAAAAAACAATGACCCACATTGCCCCCCACTAAAGTACTACATCTAAAAGGCTGTGTGTGTTGGCGGCTTTTTGTGGATGACCCACATTGTCCACAGGGTTAACCCTAACAGGCCATTTTGCTCAGAGGGGGGTACCCAGGGCCAACGGCAAAGGGCCGAAGGTTACGAATGGTCCACGAACAATTTTTATTTTTTTTAAACTACAATCGGCCCACTTGCCATTGGCATGGGGAACAAATGTTTCAATCTTTTCCGCTTACCATCCGCGAAGTCAAAGCCACTGAGGCGCGACTTAACGCGATTTACGACGCAGCCAAGCTCGGGCTTAAAGGCGAATCACTGGCGCTGGCCGCTGGAATGCTTCCTACCGAATACCGCCAGTTGTGCGTCCTCGACCCTGTCGCCGAGATGGCCGAACAGAAGGGCCGCGCTGACGGCGAGCGCCAGCTCAGTGAAGTGATGCACAAGGCAGCGCTGGAAGGCGACGCCAAAGTGGCGCTTGAAATCTTGAAGCACCAGCACGGCTGGGTAGCCAAGCAGGCCATCTCGGTTGAGGTCGACCAGCGCATTAGCATTACGTCCGCACTGGCGGCAGCTAATGAGCGCGCGCTGGAGTTCATCGAGGCTGAAACCATTACATCGCGTCCAGCACCAAAACATGCAAACAACAATCTACTCGGCTGAAGACGAACAGGAATTGATGGCGCGGCTCTGGGCGCCCGCGATTAAGGACAACCCGCTGGCGTTTGTGATGTACGCGTTTCCTTGGGGCGTGGCGGGCACACCGCTGGAACACTTCACGGGCCCGCGCAAGTGGCAGCGGGAAGTGCTGCAAGACTTGGCGGAACACATCAAGCAAAACAAAGGCAAGATTGACTTTGACACATTAAGAGAAGCCATCTCATCTGGTCGTGGTATCGGCAAGTCGGCACTAGTCAGTTGGCTGACTATCTGGATGCTGTCAACACGGATCGGCTCGACGACCATCATCTCGGCCAACTCGGAAGCCCAGCTCCGCTCGGTCACATGGGCTGAGATTACTAAGTGGCTGGCGATGTCTCTGAACTCGCATTGGTTTGAGGTGTCAGCCACCAGGCTCATGCCAGCCAAGTGGCTGACTGAGCTGGTCGAACGGGACTTAAAAAAGGGCACACGGTACTGGGGCGTTGAGGGTCGACTGTGGTCGGCTGAGAATCCCGACGCTTACGCGGGTGTGCACAACTACGACGGCGTGATGGTGATCTTTGACGAAGCGTCGGGTATTGACGACGGCATCTGGTCGGTGACGGCTGGCTTCTTTACTGAGAACACACCCAACCGTTTCTGGATGGCGTTTAGTAACCCACGCCGCAACACGGGATACTTCTATGAGACATTTCACTCCAAGCGGGAGTTTTGGAAGACGAAGGTTGTGGATGCAAGAACTGTTGAAGGAACCGACAAAGCGGTTTATCAGCAGATCATCGACGAATATGGCGCTGACTCATCTCAAGCTCACGTTGAGGTCTACGGGGAATTCCCCAACGCTGGCGACGACCAGTTCATCGCATCCAACGTTGTGGACGATGCAATGAAACGTGAGAAATACAAGGACCAGACGGCGCCAATCATCATCGGCGTGGACCCTGCGCGGTTCGGTGCAGACGCAACGGTGATCGCCATCAGGCAAGGCAGGGACATCGTGCGCATCGACAGGCACAGGGGCGACGACACGATGACCGTGGTGGGGCACATCATCGAGGCAATCGAGGAATTTAAGCCAGCAATGGTGGTGATTGACGAGGGCGGGCTGGGCGCGGGCATCGTAGACCGACTGAAAGAGCAGCGGTACAAGGTCAAAGGGGTGAACTTTGGCAATAAGTCGGCCACACCCATCATGTACGGCAACAAACGGGCTGAAATGTGGGGGAAAATGAAGGAATGGCTTAAGTCTGCGAGCATTCCGAAGGATAGGTTCTTGAAAACCGACCTGATTTCGCCTATGATGAAGCCTGATTCACGTGGAACCATATTCCTAGAGTCGAAAAAAGACATGAAAGCACGTGGTTTGGCCTCGCCCGACGCGGCTGACGCTATATGTGTGACTTTTGCTTTCCCTGTAGCGCACAGGGAGTATACTGAGCCCAAACGCCGCATCGTCTCTGATCGCGGCATGGTTGCAACTGGTTGGATGGGGAGCTAACATGGCTAAAAAAAGCGTGTCGTTATCTGTTGGCCGAGGCGAGAAGCTGCCCGTCAGCAAGGGTGCTGGTTTGACTGCCAAAGGGCGCGAGAAGTACAACCGAGAGACTGGCTCGAACCTCAAGGCGCCAGCACCCAACCCTAAAACTAAGGCAGATCAAGGCCGCAAGGATTCATTTTGTGCTAGAATGGCTCCTATCGCAGAAAAATCTGAAAAGGGTAGCCGTGCAAAAGCAGCAATGCAACGATGGAAATGTTGAAATGTGGGCCGACATTCGTGGCTATGAAGGACGTTACCAAGTAAGCACACTTGGTCAAGTTAAATCATTAGCCCGCGTTAGAAAAGGCAAAAGTAACTCTACAGTCCCCGTGCCTGAACGCATGATGACCTTGCAAGTCAAGCGTGATAGTGGCCGCCAACGGCCTTATATTGAAGTGTATTTGCGAGATGGCGGGTCTCGCGATCTTCCAGGCAAACAAAAATTGGTTCATCGTCTTGTTGCTGACGCATTTATTAAAACGCTAGAACATGGTGAACAAGTTGACCACATTAACGGCGTTCACGGTGACAATCGTGCTGAAAATTTGCGTGTTATGAAAGCAATGGAGCATGCTAGACTTCACCCATTATTAACCAAACCAAACGCCCGCAACCCTGAAACTGGTGCGTTTTGGCCAAAAGGAGAATGATATGGCTACTAAACCTGGACTCTATGCCGCAATTCACGCCAAACAAGCTCGTATCGCTGCTGGCTCAAAAGAAAAGATGAGAAAGCCTGGCACTACTGGCGCTCCAACTGCCAAGGCATTTAAAGAATCTGCCAAAACTGCGAAGAAGAAATAACATGGCAAACCGCAAACCGATTGGCGTTGCATACGAAGATCAGAACATTATTGGTGCTGACCGCGTGGAAGCCGTTGATATTGTTTGCACTAGCACGATAGGTTATTCGGCTAGTGCTTTTGGCACGGTAACTCAAAGCAACAATAAAAACACAGCAGTAACGCTTAACACGCCTTCTGGCCAAATTACCACTGCATCATCACAACTGGCCCCTAGCGCCAGCGGAGTGTTTGTGGTTAATTGCAGCACAGTCAGCACCAGAGATGTGGTGGTGGTCAGCGTAGCTTCTGGCGGCACTTTGGGCGCATACAACACTTTTATTTCGGCCATTAGTGATGGTTCGTTTACAATTGAAATTAAAAACGTTACCAATAACGCCTACTCCGAGGCGATTAAATTGAACTACGCTATTTTCCACACGGAGAGTTAATATGCCGCTGAAAAAATCCCCAAGCAAAGAAGCCTTCAAGTCAAACGTCAAGGCTGAAGTTAAAGCTGGCAAGCCCGTCAAGCAAGCTGTAGCAATCGCTTATTCAGTCAAACGTGAAGCAGCTAAGAAAAAATGACGCTAAAAGCATTACAAAACTGTCTAATCATTGAGCGAGATGTTGAAAAACACGCGTTTATTGAGTTATTAGTTAAAGAAAAACAAGAAACAGGCATTGTTATTTCTGTTGGCCCAGACTGCAAAGAGCTTAAAGTCGGCGATCACGTATACTTCGGCGTTGCTCAAGAGTTTTTGTACGGCAAAGAGTATGTCGTCATGCGCGAGCCACACGTATTAGGAGTCTTGAATGGCTGATCCAACAGGCATGGTTGCAGCGGCTAACGTAGCTGCGGGTAGCAACCGACCAAAATCCGACTCGGACATTTTGGCTACCGCACGAAGCCGTCTTGACATGGCCGTGTCTTCATTGGCCGAAAGCCGCGAAGATGAAATCGACGACCTGCGTTTCTATGCTGGCTCACCTGATAACCATTGGCAGTGGCCAGCCGATGTATTGGCTACCAGAGGAGCCGTTCAAGGTCAGACAATCAACGCTCGACCTACACTGACGATCAACAAACTGCCGCAGCACGTGCGTCAAGTGACGAACGACCAACGACAGAACCGACCAGGCGCTAAGGTCATTCCCGTGGATGACACAGCCGACGTGGAAGTCGCTGAGATTTTCAACGGCATGATTCGCCACATTGAGTACATTTCGGATGCTGATGTCGCTTACGACACCGCTTGCGAGAATCAAGTGGCTTACGGGGAAGGCTACATCCGCCTTCTGACCGAGTATTGCGACGACAAGACGTTTGACCAAGACATCAAGATTGGCCGCATCCGTAACAGCTTTTCGGTCTACATGGACCCGCTGATCCAAGACCCAACTGGCGCGGATGCCAAATACTGCTTCATCACGGAAGACGTGACTAAGGCTGAATACGAACGTATGTACCCAGATGCTGCGCCCATTTCGACTTTGCAGTCGTTAGGCGTGGGTGATCAGTCAATTAGCAACTGGCTCAATGAAGACACTATCCGCATTGCAGATTACTACTACATTGACTACGACAAGGCTACGCTAAACCTGTACCCAGGCAACGCGACGGCTTTTGAGGGTACGCTTGAAGACAAAGAGCTACGTGCTATCTATGGCAAACCTAAACGCAACCGCGTGTCAGACCGCCCTGTGGTTAGGTACTGCAAGATCAACGGGTATGAAATCCTTGAGCAGCGCGAGTGGGCTGGCAAGTGGATTCCCGTGATCCGCATCGTAGGTAACGAATTTGAGGTTGATGGCCGTTTGTACGTGTCGGGCTTGGTGCGAAACGCCAAGGACGCGCAACGCATGTACAACTATTGGGTTTCACAAGAAGCCGAGATGCTGGCCTTGGCGCCAAAAGCGCCATTTATTGGTTACGGTGGCCAGTTTGAAGGCTACGAAGACAAGTGGAAGACAGCCAACACCAACAATTGGCCATATCTAGAGGTAAACCCTGATGTGACCGACGGCCAAGGCGCCGTGCTGCCGCTGCCACAGCGCGCGCAGCCACCAATGGCGTCTAGCGGTCTGTTGCAGGCTAAAGCTGGCGCTGCTGAGGACATCAAGGCTACAACTGGCCAGTACAACGCATCGCTGGGCATGGGCTCCAACGAACGCTCAGGCAAAGCCATCTTGGCGCGTCAGCGTGAGGGTGATGTAGGCACTTATCATTACGGTGACAACCTTGCCCGCGGTGTGCGTCATATCGCCCGTCAGTTGATTGACTTGATCCCTAAGATTTACGACACACAGCGCATTGCTCGCGTCATCGGTGAAGACGGCGAGACTAAAATGGCCAAGATCAACCCCGACCAGCCAATGCCAGTTAACAAGATTGTTGACGAGCAGGGCATTGTGATTGAGAAGATTTACAACCCAGGCGTCGGCAAGTACGACGTGGTGGCTACCACAGGCCCAGGCTACGCAACCAAGCGCCAAGAAGCATTGGAAGCGATGGCTCAACTGTTGCAGGGTAATCCCCAACTGTGGACTGTGGCGGGCGATTTGTTTGTTAAAAACATGGATTGGCCAGGCGCTCAAGAAATGTCAGCCCGATTCAAGAAAACAATTGATCCTAAGATTTTGGAATCTAGCGATAAGTCGCCTGAGCTGCAAGCTGCTGAACAGCAAATTCAAGCGATGGGTGCTGAGATGGAACAGATGCACCAGATGATCCAAAACGTGGGTAAATCCATTGAAGTGCAAGAGCAGCGCCGCAAGGATTACGAAGCTGAGATTAAGGCTTACCAAGCTGAGACACAGCGGATCACGGCAACGCAAGCTGGCATGAACGAACAACAGATTCAAGACATCGCTATGGGCGTGGTGGCTGCCGCAATGGAGTCAAACGGCCAGTTGAACGGTATTCCTGAAATGCCAGAACAGATGATGGACGTGGGCATGGAGGGTATGCCAGAAGAGCCGCAACCTATGCAACCGATGGAGATGCCGCAATGACCGCCGCACAATTGATGGGTTTGCTGTTCTTGGGCCGTATGTGGCTCACTCGGTACACTTGAACACCCGCAGCTACTCTAAGCACGTGGCTCTCAACACGTTCTATGATGAAGTCATCGACGTGGCTGATGCGTTTGCTGAAGCCTACCAAGGTCGTCACGGCTTGATTGGCCCGATTGCAATCCCTGCG